GCTCCGCTTTGTGGTTGTCCGTTTCGATGCTCAGATCTTCGTGGTCTTCCTTCCAGACAGCAAAGGGCGCCGCCGCTCGGGGAGGACGCTCGTAGTGATACGTCTTCGGAAAGACCGATACGAGCGCATTGCGGAGGCTCTGGAGCTTAGTCTGTAATGCAATCATATCTCTCCTCCAGCTTCGAAAGCGTCAGGTCGCGGACTTTCAAGCCGTCCTCATCCCGTAAAGGTTGTGCGTTATCGACTCTGTACTGCACATTGTCAATAACGACATAATCTCCAATCTCAATCGGATAATCCCAGATGCGGACGAGTTTCGAGATAAGCTGGTCAACGCCCATAGCAGCGTATTGTCTGCCGTATCCTACAACTCTGTCCGAATAAAAGATATCCTGCACATATTTGAGCACGAGTTTCGGCACCGGCATTTGCCCGGCTTCTGCGACGTTCTCAAGGGCATACGCCTTAAGCGTTCCGTCAGCTAACATCATGCCGAACCACCACCTTTTGTCTTCTGCGAAAACAGCTTATTATTCATTGCATATCTCAGCATTCGGGGCATTGCGGGATCATCACCCAGCCGCTTCCGGTAAAGATACGATGCGTACATTACCACGATATTGCAATCTTCGACTGACTCATAATCAATCGTGATGCCTTCCGTAGCAATCGCGCCCTGCGCGGCTTCGATGAGCATCGTGAGATAATCGTCGAACGAATCCCCTGTTATCTGGAGATTGCTCTTTGTCATCGTCAGGATCTCAATGATCGTCATTTCACCGCACCCCGCTTTCGACTACGTGAAGCTGATTTCTGCGGTTTAGGATCTTCGACCGCTTCCGCAAGATTCAGCGGGTTTGCGAGTATTTCAGCCCCTCTTTCTTCGGCCACTTCGATAACATCCCCGATACGGTGTATTTCACCCGTGACCTTGTCGATAAATTCGACGCATACTCTCAGCTTCATGCCTTACCTCCTATCAGCCTGTGGTCTTCTTCTTAAGCAGATAGATGTACGCACCATCAAGGACCTTACCGTCGTTGATAACAAGCGCTTTCTTGACCCACTGGTTTGTCTCATGGTCGAAGTAGTCGACGACCGTGAACTCCATGTTGGAATTGATCGCATACGCCTTCTGCGGCACCCAGTACATGCCGAAGAACTGACCATTCGTCGCCGTGTCGAAATCCTTCAGGCTGTCGTTCTCGACGAAGATGACCTCTTTGCCCTTGAACGTCGCGCGCTCTGTGCCATCGACCGGGTTGAAGGTCTCTGCATAGACCGGACGCTTCTGATTGTCGGCGAGGGTCTTGATAACGCTCTCATAGGTCGCCGCCGTCATGGCGAATTCCGGATTCTCTGCTCTCATCGCGAGCGGGATATTTGCGAACAGCTTCTTCTGCCATTCTGTCCAGTCTGCCGCCTCTGCTGCTGTGAACTCGATGATGTTTCCTGCCGGGATGCGGGAATTCTGAGCCGCCGCCTCTGTCAGGATACCGACGCACTGATTATTTGCTTCTGTACCGGACATGATCTCGATGTCCATGGCCTTGACGTATGCGTCCGCGATCGTCTTCGCGAACTCCTGCTCAAAGACCGGTACGGAAAGCACGGCCTGAAGCAGTGTGCGAGCAAGACGGATCTCGCCGATCTTATAACCGAACTGGACATAGCCGGTAACTCCGCCCGGATCCTGTCTGTCGGACTTCGTCGTCTCAGTGATCCGGTTAAAAGTAGCTGCGAAAGAGCCGATCGGATACTTCACGCCGCCCTTCAGGTTTGTCTTGCGAACGCGGTCATAAAGCTGACCGTGTACCTCACCAACGCCCTTGATGATCTCCTGCACGATCGTCTCCGGCAGCAGTACACCGAGATCGCTGGATGTGCTGACCGCATCGTTCCTCTTGTCGAATTCGAGAATTTCTTTATTGAGCTTTCCGGTCTGGATGTAGTCACGGAAAGCTGTCCTGTATTCCATGGAATCGCGAGTGAATCTTTCGCTCATCTCGATTTTACCGTCCTTTCTTGTTTCTTTCTGGTTCGCTTCAATGCTTGCCAGCTCGTTCTCGAGGTCCTCAACTTCCTTCTCGAGCTCCCCGATCTTGTCCTCAGCTTCTTTCTTCTCCGCCTCGAGCTTATCGATTTCTTCATCAACAGCGGCCTTTTCCTCGTCGGTCTCTGCCTCCTCGATGGACTTCTCGATCTCAGCTTCGCGGGTTTCGAAATCGCCGGATGCCCTTACGGCTTCCAGCTCTTTCTTTTTGTCTTCGATTTTCTTTCGAAGCATTAGAGTTTTAAGCGCCATGGCTTACCTCCTTTAATCTGGTTTTACGTGTCTCCCGCCATGCGTCAGCCTTGCGCTTCTCGATCTCCTCGATGTCCGCTTTTCTTGCGGAAATCTCGGTTTCTTCGTATGCCGGGAAAGTGCAACAGGAAACCTCATAGAGCTTTACCTTCTTGATAGTCCAGTGAACCGTTCCGTCCTCTCTCTCTTCGACTCCTTCATCAATGATGCGGAAGCCGATAGAGCACTGCGAAACGTCTCCCCTCTGAACGCGCGCGTACAGGTTCATGGCTTCGGTATCGTTCGGATTGATATCGATGCCGCCCCACAGTCCGTGCCCATCTTCTCGGAGTTCCAACGTCGCCGCGGTCGTACGACCGAGGACAAGCCGCGATTCATGGTCAATCAAAGCCCGCACATCCGCATGGAGTTCGTCGGAGAACGCACCCGGAGCTATGGACTCGGAATACCCTTTTTCGATTTCGTAGTTGCTATTAAAAACAGCGAAGTACCCCTCAATACGGGGCTTTTCGCCGTTATTCGTGATTCGAACCTCGGACGGGATTGTCCGAGTCTGCATAAGAGCTCTATTCATCATCGCTCTTTCCTCCTTGCACCAGCTTCTTCTGGTCACCCAGCCGGTCAGTAGGTATGTAATTTTCCAACATGACAAGCTCGTCAAGCCCCTCTCTCGGGCTCATGCCGACGCGATCTCTGACTTCGTTTCCGGATACAACGCCCTGTTTCCGGAGCTCACCGAATACAGACGAAATCGTCTGAATATCCCAATTCATCAGCGACCAGATATTAAACTTCAGATACCATTTCGGCGACAGGATGAGCTTTCGAGTCATCTCCTGCTCGATTTCCTTTGCAATCGGCCTTATCGTGTTATTGATGAAGTTGTTCCATTCCTCCTGCTTGTACTCGCCGACCCCGAGCACGAAAGCCGGAACACCCAGCATCGCCGCGATCGTTCGCTTGTCGATCTCGACCGTGTCGTTAATAGCGAGATCTGCAAGAGAAAGCGGTCGAATCTGGTCTACCTGGAATTGGTCCGCCGGAATCAACCAGGGCTCTCCAACATCAGATGACTGCACATAGCTTTCAAGCAGTTTCTTCCGGCCTTCCGGAGAGGAGAACTCCTCGATCAATGCGTCGACCTTGACAATTACGGAAGGCTTCCATTTGCTCTCCATGAATCCTTTTTCAGTCTGCCTTGCCTGTTTGATATTATTCGCAACATCGCGGATTGCGCAGGTAAGGCCGAGGCCGTGCCATGGATAATTCGGATCAGGATTGAGCACAAAATGGAGCAGGTCGGCATTCGGGTCATTAGGAACACCGTCTATCAGGATTCGATATCCATATCCGGCAGTCTGCCATCCAATGCGCGTCGGGCTTATCGGTTCCAAGTCTCCGAGCAGGCCGTCACGCGTATGTACCCGGACAACACTGTTTCCTTTGCCATACAAAAGGAGGTTCATAACGACCGCGTCCATAAATGTCTTTCTCGTCATGTAGTCGTTCGGACTGATGTCCAGTTTTCGGGAAAGCTCATTGATGATTCGGACATCTCCATTATCCGTGTTGCTCATGAGATGGATCGTCATGGAGCTTATCAGGTCCGCGATTTTCCGGCAGGCTGTCAGCACTTCCGGATTCCGGTCAAGTGTCGTATATCCCGCGCAGCAGAGCGAGCTGTATTCGTCGCCGGTCAGGACGCGGATAATATCACGGATTGACGCATCCCCGCTGGCGCGCTTCTGCATCGGCTTTTTCTGTTTTCTGATTTCGTAGCCAAATATTTTCATCTTTTATCGCCCCACCACGAGGATCCTTTGTTTTGCTTGTCTAAGTTCTCCAGATATCTGATGCACGCAAAAACAGACGCGTCGAAAATGTCAATTCGATACGTCTGCTGAATTTTTTCGTATAAGATCATATCATCGGTCTTCTCGACCGCTCGGACGTTCTCGACGCAGTACTCATACGGTTCCGCATGGAGATAATATAATTTTCCGTCCTTTGCGGCCTTCTCGATATGCCGAAAGCCCTCCGACTTCATGTAATAGTACTGCGGCTGGTCAATGACCTTGAATCCCGCGTTTTTCATTAAGCGGATGTACTCCCGCCCGAATTTTCTGTCATGCCCGACCTGCGCAATCTTAAAGCCGCGTTTCCGCATGTCCTCGAACCAATGCACCACGTCGCTGTATTCTGTCGTAGGCGTGTTGCACATGGTCAGCCATCCGTCATCCATCCATCCGAACAGCGGGATGTTGTCCTTCTCTGCCTTCTCATGCGCTGCAACGACCGGGAAAAATGCATGCGGGATGATGATGTCCACATCGTTATAGACTCCATACAAGGCCGCCGCTGTCAGGTCGTGCATTTTCGACAGATCAGCGCCGCCATACCACTTGATTGGAAGCTTTGCTAGTTCGTCGAGAGACCAGTCATACTGCGCATCCGAATCCCTAAACTCGTTGATGTTGAAATACGCTTTGATGGCGTTCGTGAACACGTTGAGCGACTTCGCAAAGAAGTCTTTCCGCTGTTGCGGGTCGTCCCGTGCCTGTAAGCTGTCGTTTAGGATGTCCGCCGGTCGAATTGTGATTCCGTAAGACGGATTCGCCATCTCATGCACGAGCGGATTCGTAAAGTCATACTCGCCGTTCTCGTCCGGATTCGCACAGCACATAAAGACAAAATACTGCTCGTCTTTAATAGTTCCATCCAGAATAGAGCGGCAGTACTTCAGTCTCTGTCCCAGGAATCCGTTTGCGTTGTCTCCGGCAGTGCTGATTCCGATAATCAGCTTGTTCGTGTATGCCTTCATGGCCTCCTTGAACAGGTTATACTGCTTCGGAGTCCGGAAAGCGTGTATCTCGTCACAAATAGCAAGATTGCAGTTCAGAGAATCCTGTGTATCTGGATTCGCCGCAAGCGCCCGGAGGAAAAAAGACCCATCCGGAAACGTCGCCTCCATGCTGTGTTCATTATTGTTGTCGATAATATGGACATGCCCGCCGTCCTTGTCGTCCTCGCCCATCCGCTTGACGTTGTAGTCCAAGAAATTGAAGGATTCAAGCGACTGGATGAGCGCCGCAGCGGATACATACATCTTTGCACCGGAGCGCCGGTACCACAGCGACAGTGCCCACGCAAGAGCCGCCGCAAAGGTTGTCTTTGAGTTCTTCCGGGGAATGTAAATCAGCGCTTCATGAAACCTGACTATCTTCGTCCCTGCATGAAAGAATCCGAGCAGATTGTAGATAACAAATATCTGCCACGGCTGAAGTAAAAACGGCTTGCCCCGCATCGGAGTCCCGTCCAGGGCTTCGCCCTGCTGATGGCATAATGTTTTCTCGATGATTCCGATACAGAATTCTGGGCCTTTTGGTCTCATCTCGTATTCGGGGTTTTCCAAATCACGAAAGAACCGCTCAACGCACTGTTTTCGCTCGATATTTGCGACAATCGTCCCGTTCCGTATCCCTTCCGCATAATTGAGTGCTGTCTTCCAGTGTCTGCCTTTAACCGGCTCCAAGTTTTGCGAGCACGGCTTCTAACGTGCTCTCCTTTTCTTCGACCGGTTTTCCGCCGGTCATTTTCTTGTATGCGGAAGGTGTCAGGCCCAGTTCCCGCCAGTAGGCGAGTGCCTGAGTATTGAGGTCTGTCCATAAGATGAGGAGCGGATTCTTTACGGTATTGGTCGCGCCGCCCTTGTTGGTGTATTCCATAATCGGGATGGCGCCGTCCTCGACGTATTTCGCAAGACATGCGTCACGCTGTTCGAGGATATCCGCAAGCGTGTTGATCACGGCCTCGTATTGTTTCGGCTCGACCTTTATCTGCTTCAGGTTCGCCGATATCTTTGTTTTCCATTTTTTTGCTTCCATCGGCTAACCCCTTTAATCTCGATATGGCTCCGAGTTGGAACGATGGCACCCTTTCCCCAGTTGGGCCGACCTAGGTTTCGAACGCCTGTACGGGGGGATTCGAAAACATCAATTTTTCGCCCGTCTGCCCCGTGCTCCATATGCGTTGCCTGTCATCGTGTATTTCCTCGGTCCCCGTATCCCCTTCTCCGGATGCATCTTGTTATGGCACGAGTAACAGAGTGATATCAGATTGCTGTCTTCGAATGCAAGCTCCGGATAATCTTCTAAGTGTTTGATATGATGAACCGTCTTCGCTTCCCGCATCCGTCCGTACCGCTTGCACTCCTGGCACAGGTACTTGTCACGTCGCAGGATTGCGGCTCGTTTCCGCTGCCATCGCGGTGTGAGGTAAAACGGATTGGTCTCTTGGCCGTACATAGTTTCACTCCAAATAAAAAGGACCCGGCTGCCGCACCGAGTCCCCGAGGAATTACGCGAATGAAGGGAATGATCAGATTGCCCTACTTCGACGCTACCATTGTACTATA